TCATTCATTGTAACCATGTCCAAATGGTGTTGAGTTAATGTGTTTTGCTCGCTTGTTTTTTGTGTTAGTGTAATCATAATTATTGTTTTTGTTTTAGTTTTTAGATGTTTAAAATAAATGTTTCTATTCTGAAATATGAACTTTCATTTTCTGAATAAATATTTATATCTGAATAAATATTTGCAGCGTTAAAATCTTTTATATTTTTTAATGTAAATTTGTAACCGTTATTTATTAATAAATTATTGTAATGTGAAATATTATTCATAACCTTATTATAGGCTTTTGCTATCGTTGTATATACACCTAAATTTCCATCAGTTGAAGATGTTACGATATAAACTTTTTTCTTTGTCATAATTATTGTTTTTAAGTTTTAAAAAATTTGCCGTCTTTCCGAGCTGTCAACGCTGTACGAATACTGTGCGATTTTTATCTTTAATTATTTTCAAAAATTTTATTACAATTTTTACATCTATTTTCAAATTTTACGTTTTTAAAATCACTTGCAGATATCGTATCATATTCAATTGCTGTTGATATTTTACCACATATAGGTAAAGGTAAATTAAATTTATTTTTTGTTTTTGTTGAACCTTCTAAATGTAATTTGTAATTTGTCATAATTATTGTTTTTAATTGTTATTGATAGTGCAAATATACATCACTATTTCGTACTACAAAATTATTTTGCAAATTTTTTTTGTTAATTCGCTGAAAGGCGCATGAATAAAGGCTATAAATTTTTAAAAAAAAAGCCCAATGTAGAAACATTGAGCCTAAAAACTAAATTTTAATTATGAAAAAAACGAGTTTATATCGGTAATCCGTACTGAAAATGCATCCAGTCGTAATCTTTTAATCTTCCTAAACTAGCAAAGCCATGTTTTTCGAAGATATCAATCATTGCATTATAATCAGCACGGGCAAAACGTGCCGTCTTATGAGTTTCTTTTAGAGTATTTCTATTTGGGTCCAAATCAATTGCCGTTCCCCAGGAATGTGCGCTTAATTTAGTCTTTGAACCTCTCATTAATCTGTAATTAAAACATCCACCAAAGTCATTAATACCTAGTTCATTTATTTTGCGCTCTCCATAACTACTCAATAATTCATTGAATACATTGGTAAAAGCCTGTGCTACTTTTTTGTGGCACCTCATTCGCTTAATCGGTTGCCTATCGTAGAACATTTGATAAGGTAAGTCAATCATGGTAAGATAATTACCTTCTGCATTTGCTTTGCCAAAATACTTTTCTTGTTCTGCTTGACTAAATATTTTCGGTTTCATGTTATTGCATTTCGTATCTTAACTCTTGTAAATTAAGACATAATAAACTAACTTGTCTTTTATCTAATTTAATTTGAGTACAATCATTTATACCTTCTACTGAAATTATAATATAATCATTAGTAACATCATCAATTTCAATACTTAACTCATTTGAATACCTATCTTTATATTCTGTATTTTCAATGTTTAAACATTTAATCTTTACTTGTTCTGTCATAATTAATTAATATTTTTACAAAAATAGATATTAAAATTTGACTTCAAATTTAATTTTTGCGCTTGTTGACTTATCGTTTATTTCGCACCCAATAGAAGCCGTTATATTCTTTATTTGCGCTTCAATTTCAGCCTTTAAAGTTACGTCTGAATGCTTTACTTTAATCGTATTATTATCTAGCGAAAACTCGCTATTTTTAGGCAAATTTAAACGCATCAAATCAAACTTTGCGCTAACGATTGAATTAGACATTACGCTTGATTTTATCAGTAGAAATGAAACGTAAACCTATGTTAATAACATTCGTAATAAATCCTACTATAACAGTCAATCTTAACGTTAAATTCTCGTCTAATTTTAAGTCCAAAAACAATGGCGGTAATAATGCCATTACCATTGTGATTGATACCATAATATTCATTACGATTGTTTTACTTTCGTACCAGTGTTTAATTTTCGGCTTCATCTGTTTCTTTTAATGGATTGAAATTGTTTTCAGTAAGGATGGCAGCGCTCTCAACTTTCTCGTAAACATTACCATTATTATCTGTTAATGTTTCACTAGTGTTTATAACTGCAATAATTACGCTATCCACAATAAATCTTTGAACGTTCACACCGATTGATGTATCTTCTTTGTAGATGGTTGTTGGCATTGGTAAATCTTCACTAACAACTAAAGAAAAATATTGATTGTCATTGTAGTTAATTACGTCAATAAGTTGACCCGCTTGTAAAATTAATTTTGTCATGTTTTTATCCTGTTATTTCTGTTAATAAATCTTGTAATTTAGCTATTGGAGTTGTGAAAGTGGTGCAATTATTTGCCGAGAATTCTCCGTAAAAATTTGGTCCTAAAATCACAAAAGTTGTATCCGTTGTAAAAAAGTTTAAATTGTCATATTTACCGAAATAAACTACGCCCACGTTTTGCTGTTCTATTTTTAAAAGTGATGGTGTACCAATTAAATCAGTTATGATTCGTAAATCGAATAAATCGGTTACTACTTGGTTTGTAATAATGAATTTTGAATTGTCAATCATGTTTTTATATTTGTTTTTTAGTTAAATTTTTTAGTATTCGTTGCAATCGTTACAATCACCACGCCTTCTTATTCTGTTCCTAGTGTTGAAGCTCGAATTAGTTTGCAATCCGCTGAAATACGGAGTGCCTTTGTCGGGAGTAATACCATCCAAGAAATCAAAGCTATTATACGATGGGTAATCGGTTAAATTATTTCGCAAAAAAGTAGTCATCATTTTAGTGTAATTCTCTGCTACACTTCGCACCTCGTTTTGTAAAAATTTTAAGGCTTCCAAATCAACCGATTGACCACTTTCGCTATCATTATTCATGATTGACTTATTAAATACTTTGTACTTCAAAAACGGCAAAGCATGATACAAAGCATAATTACACAACATCGCACCAATAAAGTCATCAAGTATTTTTTTATTCGGTATCGTTAATGTGTTATTTGTTATTTGTGTTTGTAATTCTTGGTAAAAAGTAGCTCCCAAGTAATTCTGTAAATAAATATCTTGCGCCTGTAATATGAATGGTTGCAAATCATCGGGACTAACCGATTGATGGATTGATGTATATGATTTTAATTTTGTTTCTGATACGAAAAGTACGTTTGTTATTGCCATTATTCTACGATTGAATTTATTGTTGGTTCGATAATAGTTGTAGGAGTAATAAGTAATTCTGTTTCATAACCTCTATTTAGTATTAAGTTATTAAACACTCTTAACATACTTTTTTGAATTGGTCGAATACATGTCCCAATAAAATGACCATACGCAACCGCTAATTCATCTGCATTCGAACTGAAGCCAGCGCCACCATTGTAAAGTCCCAATAATAACGGACTTGTAATTCTGTGACCTGTTAATATTCTCGTTGTGATTCTAGTTTCTAAAGTAGTGTAGTAATTATCATTTGTACTTGTTATTGGAGTAACCTCGGGCGCATGTTCTTTATCTTGACTAAATGCTACGAATGCTTTTCCAGCATTTTCAGTTCCACGATAAGCCATTGTTAATTCGTCATAAATTTCCTTGCGTTCCTCGGGTGCTGGGATTCCATTGTTTAAGCTAATAAACAAAGAAGGATTCAAACTATTTGCAAGATTCGAAATGTGAAATTTACTAACCTCAATATCTATTTGAATATCATTGATTGAACCAGCATACGTTGGCAAAGGATAATAGATATTGCCAGGTTCATAATCAAACGCATACAATATTTGCGAAGGGCATTCAAGTGATAATGTAGGGTTGTATGTAGCATATTGTGTGGGCTTATATTTATTAGAGTTTTCCCAATTTGTAGAGTAAAAATATTCACGAGGTAAATCTTCACCTGGTTCAATCTTACCACTTCTTACTTTTGTGAAATCAAGATGGTATATTTCGCTAATTGTATTACCATCATTTGACCAAATAATGTTCAAAGCATATCCACCAAATGTAATATAATCTTGCGCACATTTCTCAAACACATCATTCCAACTATCAATCGGATTGGCACGCACTAAAACGTAATTTAAAGCCTCGTCTGTGGTCTTTAATCCGTTCCCTATGGTTGCGTCTATCTTTGATTGAATAGCCGTTCTATTAATCGCTGAACGCAAAAATAAACTTGCTATAAATTGAGGATATAAATTATCTTCTCCATAGCTTATCCATTTTTTTGAACCACGCTCTGAAAACGTAGGCAAATTTATCTGAATTTGTGAAATCGAATTGAATGCAAAATTGTTCATATACTCTTAAATATCTTTTTTTGCGTTTTTTCGCAATGAAATAATTTCGTAAAAATACTTAACAGATACCAATATTGATGCAATAATTGATACAATGTAGAAAACTATCTTTAAATCCTCGGGCAAAGTCGTTAAACTTACTCCGAAAGTCGTTGCATTTAGTACGTTTACGGGTTCTTTTAATGTGTCGATTATTGTTTTCATTTAGCTTACATATATTACGCTTTCGCTTTTTTCGTTGTCTGAAATATATTCAATTTTTTGTACTTCTGTATCTCCAGCCAAAAACGCTTGACCACGATTGTGGATGTCATCTTCGATATTTATAGTATAGTCAAAATTACCAAATGGTAATCCGTTCAAATGATAATCGCCTATAATACCATCATTAATATAGATGGTAAACTCTGCAAATCTTGTACTACTTGTTTTGTTCTCTAATTTACAAATGTGCTCAATCCTATCAAAGCCATTGAATAAATGTATTCGATAGCTATTCATGTTTTGTGTGAAATCTCCGTAAATTATAAACTCGTTTTTTCCTTCTATTAAATTTATCATGACATAAAAAAAGGCGATGCGATTGACCGCACCGCCCTATTTTTTTAAAGGTTAATATTAGTTAGTTGAAGTATTGAAATCAAACCCACCAACTGCTGCTGTGGCACCTGGTGCGATAGCTGCTATTGCTGTTCTACTTGTTGAGCTTAATGCTGGCATAGGATCCGCTTCCATAGATTGAAACGTAAATGTGTATCCGTTCATATCTCCGATTGCTTGACCGCCTTCGCCTACCATAGTAGATAAAACCGCTCCACGAGTATTACCTAGCAACCAGTATTGACCCATATTGTCAACTGCTACAACACGAATTTCACGATTCTTTGCTAACAACAAAAATTCGTTTCTTTTTGCAACGTCTCTTTTTGAGATGTTAACGCTTAATTCAGTTGTATAGAAAACTGTTC